CGTTGAGTCTTATTTTAACGCTTTATCCACGATACGGACGAACCGTTTGCGAGGCAGATGGGCCTAACACCCCACTGTTTTACTCACGAAGATTTTAGCCCGTGGCGCCAATGACCTTGTCGCTATTGTCTAATTTATAGTACCATCACACCGCGGATTGTGATTAAACCCCACCGTTCGTTGTAGTGTTCCCCTTTTTTAAATTTCCATTAATTCTTTTGACATTTATATATACGCTAAAATTTTAAAAAACAAAATACAAAATTTAAATCTATCTCATATTCTGTACCTTGTCTTCCCTTTTTGGTTAGTATTTTATCTTAGTACCTATCTTACTGCAATTTTGTAAGCCCACCTTCAGCAATCTTGGGGGAAACCGCGAGGCTCGTTCGGTGACGAACGCCCTTGGTTGTGTGGAAACTGCTCATGCGCGGGACGATGTGGGACCAGATAAGTCGAAACCCAATTAGTGTGTCGCTCACCTCTCATAGCGACGTGAGGAATAGCACAACATGATTAGACTACCATGTGGAAACCAATCTTCAATGTCTCCTGTGCTGGGTCCTGTACTTACCCTCCCTTTGGAAAAACGATAAATACAATCATGGCTACAACTAATAATAATAACGATTTCGCTAGCCTCGCTTCTATCCTTCGCAATCCCATTTCACTCACTGAAGCCACTCTCGACGTATCTCCTGATGTAGGAATAGACCCGATCGATTTTAACAGGCGAGCAAACTTTAAGGAAGCCTACACCAAAATGTTGGAAATCGAAATAAAACACCAATTGGATTTTGCGTATCCCGATGATGACTATACTAGTCAACTTGTTTCCAACTTCTACGCGCTCAAACACCAATGCATGGGGATCCTATCCGATATAGACGACCCGCAGTTGTCAACAGAGGTCATGGAGAGGTGTATGGAATATGTTACGGTCACTGCATCAGTATGGAAAGAGGCTCATGAGAAAGGATGGCTCAGACTGGATGTTTTGAGTGACGACGACAGTGACGACGATTTCTTCGACTTCAAATTGCCCACGCCCGAACCCCCTACCGAACCAGATTTTCCCAAGGATTTAACACAAGAGGGAATTGAACCCAATCCCGGCCCTAGGCCCACAGATGCGCGCTACAATCGCTCTAGCGCACCTGTGCAACTTAGCAAAGCCGAGAGAAAGAGGTTGAGAGCCGAGCAGAAAGCTTGGTGCAAGATGATGAGGGAGTCGGTCACGAACCATATCAAATACATCCAACACCAAGATGCCGACGAGTTCTACGCCCAGATTGGACCTACTCCCATTTCCGCGCTCGATGTTGCCAATGTCGAGTGTGAGCTTACCGAAAAAGACCCGCAATACCCATGTGCGACATGTAATAAAAACCCGTGCCAATGCATGGTCAAGAGATTTGCCGCTGGATATCAGTGGGGTTTCTTATCCGGAGCCGTTACCATGATCAGCCTTAGGGAGATCATCACTGCATTTATCGATTTGAGAGACCACGTTGAAGGATGCAAGGCCCAAATGGGGTTATTCGACATGTTCTCCTCGCAGCAAACATCGCGCTTGGTCAATAACTTGAATGCAAGGTTGGATTCGATACCCGACGCCGAGCAAATATCGGCCACCCTTTCTACAAAGATTAATGAGATCTTAGACATGAATTGTGGCGCAGCTCCCATTTCTGTGAGGAACATTCTGCGCACCATGATGACGCTAGTCGGCATTTATGTACTGTTTCAGATGGGCCTGATTGCGTATCAGACAGTATCCATTATAGCTGGAATTGTATTGGCTGGAGTGCATGGTGTCAGTATGTTGTTATCGCACTTGGACACTTGGATGAAAGGATCAAAGGCGCAGATTGGCGAGGTTCCCGAGACGGAACCCCAACTTATGGAGACTCTATCAAAAGTCCTACCACGATCCGTGGCTTTCTTCTTTTCAGCTTGCGTGGTGTTCCTCTTGAATAAGGTGCCAGGCAAGGACAACACACCGGAAGCGTGGATGCGTAAAGTATCCATGTTCCCCAGGACATGCTCGTCGTTGGGAGAGATATACAAGTATTTCAATGAGACAATGACTAAAGCTTGGTCATATTTTCAAGTGACCGTGCTAGGCCACGACCCAGATATCGTAAACGATGCCATACCAGAAATCACAGCATGGATGGTGCAAGTGGAAGCTTACACTATACCAAGCAATTTGAACACCGCATGCAAAGTAAAGACAAAAAGGATGCAAATAGCTCGATTGTACATGGAGGGACACAGCCTCATGTTGAAATACAACTCAGCCTTAACACCAGAGTACAAGGCAGCTATGCAAAGAATGATGGTACAAGCGGCAAAGATAAAATCCCATGTTGAAGGGAAATACCCAGAGTTTAAGGCCATCCGCAATGTCCCCCTTCCCATTTGGCTTGTTGGTGAATCACAGATCGGCAAATCAAGGCTGCAGTCTCTCATCGCCACCGAACTATGCTTAAGTGCTGGCTTGGAAGATTGTAAAGATCAGATTTACCAGCGTTGTGTAGAACAGGAGTATTGGGATGGATATCAAAATCAATTCGTAGTCATTATGGATGACTTCGGGCAAATGAAGGACACAGTCGCATCACCGAACCTGGAGTTTTTTGAAATTATCAGGTCTGTAGGGCCTTTCCCATACCCTCTTCACATGGCGGATATCGCAGACAAAAGCTCCACGATGTTCACATCTGGGGTATTGATGATGAGTACTAATGCCGCCCAGATGAACATAGAGTCATTGACATACCCAGACGCCGTGTGGAATAGACTGAACGCTCAATCATGGAATGTCGTGCTCAAGGATGAGTATGCCATCATGAAGCGAGACAGGAACGGTAGACAGTACAAGACCCTC